TGCCTGGACAGAGTCTCGCGGGAGCCGGTAGACAACTACTGGACGAAGCCGCGGGAGTCGGCAAACAGCTGATCAACAACGCAAACGAAAACGCGAACAGCGCGTGGGACTGGGGACGGTCCTTCTTCGGAGGCAAGAAATGAGAAAGAAAGTGACGACGCCGGTGGGCACCAGGTCGAGGACGAAGCAAGCGAACCGCGCCCAGTGCGACATCAACCTAATGGTCGGCCGATACAAGAAGACAGGTGTCTTCGCGCACATCAATCCGAGGGAGCCGAAGTACGGAGATTTCTCGGAAGCCGTCTCCCTCGAGGAGGCGTACCAGCGAGTGGCCGACGCCAACCGGAGCTTCATGGAGCTCCCGGCCGCAGTGCGAGCCCTGGCCCAGAACGATCCCATCACTCTGATGGAAATGCTGGCCGATGAAGGGGCAACTGCCGCACTTGTCAAGGCCGGGCTGCCGATCAAAGAGACACCACCCTCTGTGGGAGAAACGCCGCTCTCCAATGAAGGGGCCGTCCCTTAGGGGGTGGTGTCAGTTATACCAATGCACTACAAGTGGGAGCATTGGTGGGAACCGGGTAGGACCACCTACCCAGAACAGGGGGCACCGATGAAACGAGCCCGTATGAGCCGAGGAACGAGCCGGAAAAACTTCCGGCGAGGCACTGGCACGATGAAGGCCAATCTGACGACGAAGCCGCTACGGGGCGGCTGGCGATTCTAGGTGGCTTGCACCTCGCCGATCAGGGCGCGCCGGGACGCCGATGGGGGGCTGAAGCTTCTCAAAGGCGTCTCGGACGCCCGCCTCTTCGGAGGCGGAAACAAACCGGAGCTCGAGCTGGCGTGCGGACACTGCCTGGACTGCAAGATCAGGCGGTCACAAGACTGGGCGACCAGGTGCACGCATGAAGCCGAGCAATACGACGACAACTCCTTCCTCACGCTCACGTTCAGCGAGGAAGGCCTCGAGCTGCGAGAACTGCAACACGGAACCCACCGCCATGACCTGGCGGTGGAGGACTGGCAGCTATTCGCCAAGAGGCTCAGAAAGGAACTCAAAAAACAAAACGGACCGAAGCTCCGCTTCTTCGAGGTCGGGGAATACGGAGACGACCAACTGCGACCGCACTATCACGCTCTGATATTCGGAAACGGATTCAGAGGCGAAGGAGAGACATGGATCGACGAAAAGGGTCACCCAGCATGGCTAAGCCGAACCGTCGAAAAATGCTGGCCGTACGGCTTCCACGTAGTCAAAGACCTAACACCGGAAACCGTCAACTACGTGTGCCGATACGTCCAGAAGAAGCTCTGGGGACCGATGCAACAGAAGGCTCTCGAGAGAACCGACTTAGACAGTGGAGAAACCGTTACGGTCCGGCCCGAATTCGCAACTATGAGCAGAAGGCCAGGAATTGGGGCCGCCTGGTGGAAGAAGTACGGGAAGGAAGTCTTCCCGGACGACTTCGTAGTATTGAAGGGGAAGAAGACACCAGTCCCCAGGTACTACTCGAGCCTACTCAAAAACGAAAAACCAGATCTCCACGAGATCATTAGCCAGCAGAGAGAAGAAAAAGCCAAAGCACGCGCGCACGACAACACGCCGACGCGGCGTGCCGTGCGCGCAAAGGTCACAAGAGGGAAGCAAGGAATAAAAAGGAGAAGGGAACTCTAGGCCTCTCCCTCCTCCGGAGGGAGAGAGTCTAGAGGAGGAAGGGCCTGGACCCCTTCGCTACGGCTGCGGGGGTCCAGACCCCGAACACTGATATGATAAAACACCGCCTAGCAAGGCCTCACAGGGTGCAGGCCGGACGGGGGGAACGGAGGGAGAGGGAAAGAAACGAAAAGAAAAAACACAACAAGAAGAGACAAACAGAACTCAGAACCGAAACGATCCCACAACGATAAAGGTGGAAAAATGCAAAATACTGGATGGGGTCAAGACATCGTCAAAGCAAGACTCACACAACACGTGAGAGGAGAAGAAATGGCAGACAAGAAAAAGATCGTGGCACTCGTAACTCACATCATCACCGCCATCCTCAGCGGACTGGCCGGATTCTTCGGAGGAGCGAACTAATGCGCGTATACACGATCTACGACACGAAAGCAGAGCACTACGGCAACCCGGTATTCATCCGAACGGATGCAGAAGCACGCCGAATGTTCAGCCAGGTGGCGAACGACATGCAGACAGAAATCGGAAAGCATCCGGAGGATTTCATCCTCTACCGAATCGGAACATGGGACGCAGAAAACGGAAACCTGAACCCGGAAGCCGGGACTTGCATCGCAAAGGCAATCGAATTCCAGAAGGGAGACAACTAATATGGGCAGCGTCAAACGACAAGGCGGAGTGCAGCACACCGCAGGCAACGTCAACCAAAAGAGCTTCGCAACGATACCGAGCGCGAATATCCCGCGGTCGGTATTTAACCGAAGCTACAACATCAAGACCGGGATCAACGCCGGCTACCTCTATCCGATCTTCGCGGACGAGGCACTCCCCGGCGACACGATCAACATTAAGCCAGTGCTATTCGGAAGATTCGCAACGTTGCTCTATCCGCTAATGGATAACGTATACGTAGACGTTCACTTCTGGGCAGCTCCGCTGCGTTTGCTGTGGAGCAACGCCCAGCGGTTTTTCGGGGAACAGGATAACCCTGACGACAGCACCGACTTCGTCGTGCCTCAACTTGTGAGCGCCACAAACGGGTTCCTGGCAGGGTCACTCCCCGACTACCTCGGGTATCCCCCCCTGGCCAGCACTGGGACGACTAGCAGCATGAGTGCGTTCTACAGCCGCGCTTATGCCCTGACGTGGAACCAATGGTATCGGTCGGAAAACCTCCAAGACAGCACAACCGTCGACCTGGACGACGGGCCGGACGCAATCGCCGACTACCCGCTGCTGCCTCGAGGAAAACGGCAGGACTATTTCACGTCCGCAATGCCTTGGCCTCAAAAAGGGGACGCTGTCAGTCTGCCGCTCGGAACGGTGGCACCCGTTTCAGGCCTGGGCTTCAACGCGACACTCGGAGCGGTCACGACAGAAACTAGTGTCAGGCAGTACCCTGGAATCTCGGGCACGTTCACGAATGCCGTGGACATGCAAACCGCGGGAAACATCAATGCGTTTGTGATGCGAGTGAGCAGCGATGTCGAAGCGAGCGCGTATCCGGATGTCTATGCGGATCTCAGCGACGCCACAGCGGCGACAATCAATGAGCTTCGAATGGCCTTCCAGATGCAACGACTGTTCGAAAGAGATGCTCGAGGCGGAACCCGCTACACAGAGCTGTTGCGGGCACACTTCGGGGTCGTGAGCCCGGACGCGAGACTTCAGCGCGTCGAATACCTGGGAGGCGGGACAATCCCCGTCAGCATCAACCCGGTAGCAAAAACGACCTACATCGGAACGCCAACGGAAACCAACCCGCAGCAGGGCCACCTCACCGCATTCGGTGTTATGGCGGGGGGAATCCCGGCAATCACGAAGAGTTTCACGGAACATTCCGTGATTCTCGGGCTCGTGAGCATGAGAGCCGACCTCAACTACCAACAGGGCGTACCGCGGCAATTCAGCAGAAGCACGAAATACGACTTCTATTGGCCGGCCCTCGCCCACCTAGGGGAACAGGAAATCCTGAACCAAGAAATCTACAAGGACGGAACCGCGGCCGACACAGAGGTGTTCGGATACCAGGAACGCTGGGCCGAGTACCGCTACAAGCCGAGCCAAATCACGGGAATCATGCGAAGTACGCACCCGCTGACGCTCGACGGCTGGCACCTGGCGCAGGAGTTCGAAAGCCTGCCGATGCTCAATGAGGCGTTCATCGTAGAAAACCCGCCTATCAGTCGCGTAGTGTCCGTGGATGAAAGCCTGGACACGCCCGCACTAATTCTGGACGGGCACTTCCAGTTCAAGCACGTCAGGCCGATGCCGACCTACAGCGTGCCCGGACTTATTGACCACTTCTAGGAGGCAGCATGTCGACAGACGGCGGATTCATGGCAGCGCTCGGAAACAGCGGTCGAGGACTTCTCGACCGAATCGGCGCCGGGATGTGGGACTCGCTATGGGGAGGCATCACATCCGGCAATTGGGGAGGCACATCCAAAGAGCGAAAGAACCAAATCCATGACATCAGAACGCTTCGCAGACGCGAATACCAGGACATGGTCCACAGTCTCAAGGAAGCAGGACTTAACCCCCTGCTTGCCGTGGGAGCCAGCCCTGGCCACGCGTCCGCGAGCACAATACCTGCGGTTGTGGCAGGAGGAGGCTCGCTCAACACACCTGCCCATTCCGCTGCTTCAGCAGCACACAGGAAGGCAGGAGTCGCCGAAGGCAAAGCGCCGTCGGAGATCGACGGCGACAAGGTCGCGGCGGGAAAAAGGTTGGTTTTGCACGCCTTAGTACTCCAGTAGAACTTAGTAAACTAGCTCGAATAGTAGGCTAAGCGCCTGAGTATTTATATCTACAACCTCCTTGGCGGCTGGTACAAGAGAAGTGCCAGCAAGAAAGGAGCCACTGAAAGGTAAGTCTAGGACAAGACCAACCAGTAGTAT